TCATCTGACCGAGGCGTTCGACGAGATCATCAACTCGACCAACGATCACTCGGATCTAAACTACAACTGTCTGCATCTCTCAAGAGTCGAGATCGAGGGTGCGAAGGCGTTACTTGAGAAGTACAAAGCAGAAAAGAAGAGTCGTCGATCCGTAGTCTTTCAACCGTATGGGTCCGGTGTCGATATCATCAATCATCAGGTGATAGATCGATCGAATCGTTCTCTGACGCAGGACCACTCGACACGATTGATTCAAGAGATGTCAAAGTCTGCAGTCGTACTGAATGCGTCGCATCCAAAGTTTCGTGACAAGAAGGACACACTCTCGGTATCGTTTGATGATCCGAATGCAGACTATCTTCGACGTCTGATGGGTCTGATCTATCACTGTGATCTCTTTGTCGGTGTAGATTCACTTGGGCAACACATCGCACGTGCGTTCGATAAACCATCGATTGTTTTGATGGGTGGGACGTGTGATGAGAACTATGCATATCCGAATCACTCGACCATCATTCGTAAGTCGGATCGAACTCCGGTATACTCACCATGGAGACTAAGTGATGTCGACATAGAGTTCTGCGATCGAGCGAATGACGGCATCATGGAGTTCACCGATACCGAGTTTCGAGAGATTAGTGATACCGTGATGGGTGCATTGAATAACGTCAAAACAGGATCATCTACATTATCAACTGATAATAATAATAATCAACCAACAAAGAGTGGATTGAATTATGATTGATAAAAAGTTGGTCGTAACTTTAGATATAAATTATGATTCAAGAATTACAGATATAACATTTCCATATATGCATCAATATGCAAAAAATATTGATGCAGACTTTAAAATAATTAGTTCTCGTATTTTTGATAATTCTTATCCAATTTCGCTTGAAAAATTTCAATTATATGATATATCAGAAAAGTATGATTGGGTAATATTCTTTGATGCAGATTTACTGGTCAATCCTGATTGTTTTGATTTAACTAAAGTAATAGATCGTGATATGATTTTGGTTCCGGGATCATTAAATGCATTTGAACAATTTGAACCATTGAATATACTAGGTAAATATAGTATATCTCATCATTACCCATTGTTTTTATCAGTTTTTTCTTTTGATTCACGTGATGCATTCAAGTATTCTGACATTAATCCATTAGAATTTACTAAACATATTAAATCGGATAACAAAATGATTAGTAATTATAAGAAAAACAGGGATCATGATATAAAGAACACTTGGTTTCTCGATGAATTAATTTATAGCTTTAATGTGCACAGATATAAAATACCTTTTGCGTCAATAAAAGAAAGCTTTCCAAATATGAACATAGGAGCTCACCCTCTTTCAATGACAAATGACGAAAAAATAAGTTTTTTATTACAGTCAAAAAAAATCTTGGATTCAAACTATGACTAAAAAAGTTCCTGTATCAATAGGCGAATACATAGACAAAGTTACTATACTTGCGATCAAAAGTAGTCGTATCAAAGACGATAAAAAACTAAAAAATATATTACATGAGTTGAAGAGTATTATTGATCTTGACAGTGAAAAAATCATTGACACTCCCCTGTACCGCGATCTTATGAGTGTGAATAAGAAACTCTGGGATGTCGAGGATGCGATTCGTATTAAAGAACGCGAGGAATCTTTTGACGATGAGTTTGTTAATCTGGCTCGGTCGGTGTATAAGTTGAACGATGAACGATCACGAATCAAAAAAGATATCAATCTAAAGTATGGATCGGAACTGGTTGAGGAGAAGTCATATGAGTAATGATAATAATGAGTTTGTAATTAAAGATGTTATCGAAAAAGAACACGCGGATATAATAGAGAAATTAACAAAAGATCCAAACTTTCCTTGGTATTTCTGTCCCGGTACTGTTCTACCAGAGGATATAGAAGATAATCCTCGTATAGTTAAATCTGGTTCAAATCCGTTTCAATTTACACATACAATTGACGTAAATAAATCTTATTATATTAATGCCTTTGTTCCAGTATTAGACGCAATCGCAACACAATTTGGAAATAATATACAGATCGCACGAGTAAAGTGTAATCTTTTAACAAGATCAACAGACGATAGTCACAGTCTTCCACATACAGACATCGATGAAACTGACGGCTGGTACTCTGCGATATATTATATTAATGACTCTGACGGAGATACACATTTATTCAATGAGTTCGGTCCTAAAGATTCTGAAGAAGTTACAATTCGTTCAAGAGTTTCGCCCGAGAAAAATAAACTTGTTGTGTTTAATGCTAATAGGTTTCACGCGTCATCGAGTCCAATAAATAACGATGTGCGAATCATTATGAATGTTGTCTTCAGGGTTGTAAAAAGTGAGAATAATGAGTAAGAAGAAACCAAAACTAAGTCTTTTATACGACTGAAATCTTTTTGTATAAATAGTAGTAACCAAAATCATAATAACGGTACTGCTACGATATGATACCTAACTCACGACAGACACTGATAGACTATTGCCTTCGAAATCTCGGCGCACCAGTTCTCGAGATCAATATCGATCAAGATCAGATCGAGGACCGAGTTGATGAGGCAATTCAGTTCTATCGCGAATATCACTCCGATGCGATTTATCGTGATTTCTTCAAACACGAACTGACGCAGGACGATGTCGACAACGGATACATCTCGATTCCTGATGAGATTCTGACGGTCGTAAGAGTTCTACCGTTTACCTTTGAGAACTCGTCGGTCAATATGTTTGATGCGCGATATCAGATGTCACTCAATGATATGTACAACCTTGGTTTCTCAGGTAACCTCGCGAACTACGTGCACGTTCAGAAGTACATCAACACCGTCGACATGATGATCAATGGTACTCCGCAGGTCGAGTTCGCACGACATCAAAATCGTCTGTATCTGAACGTCGAACTTGAACGATATCTCAATGTCGGTGAGTATCTGGTCGTCGAGGCGTATCGAATCATCGATCCGGACCAAAGTCCCAACGTTTATAACGATCTTTTCCTCAAACGATATCTGACCGCACTTATCAAACGCAACTGGGGTACTAACCTCAAAAAGTTTGAAGGTATGGAACTGCCGGGCGGTGTGACTCTCAATGGTCAACAGTTCTTTGACGAGGCCAATGAGGAGATACAACAGATCGAAGAAGAGATGCAACTGAAGTATGAGTTTCCCATAGATTTTCACGTTGGGTAAAAATAGGATTCAGTCGTAATGCCTACAAACTTATACTTTTCTCCGGCCGTTCGCACCGAACAGTTCTTATACGAAGACCTGATTATCGAGGGTCTGCGTATGTACGGTCAAGAAACGTACTATATTCCGCGAACTTCGATCACAACGGACGAGATTCTGAACGAGGATTACTCACGGTTCGAGTCCTCGTATATGATCGAGATGTATATCGCGAACACCGAAGGATTCGAAGGAGAGGGTACACTACTCTCGAAGTTTGGTCTTGAGATTCGCGATCAGGCAACATTTATTATTGCACGTCGACGATTCGATCAACTTGTCAACATCGATGATAATAAAATCGCAACGCAACGTCCTCGTGAGGGCGATCTTGTTTATCTACCACTCGCGAACTCATTATTCGAAATCAAGTTTGTCGAACACGAGAAACCATTCTATCGACTCAATGATCTTCCGATCTATGAGTTACGATGTGAACTCTATGAGTACAGTTCCGAACGTATCGACACCGGTATCTCTGAGATTGATCAGTTTGAACGCGAACACGCATCCAAGACTGTTCTGGAGATCTCTGGTGGGTCGGGTGGATTTGCTGCTGGAACAGAGGTGTTTCAGTTTGTACAACAAGAAGAGTCGGATCAAGAACTTATCGTGGTCTCTGGTGAGGTCGCAGACTTTGTTCGAACCGAAGATTCCAACGGTGATCTTACACTGGTCGGCGTATCTTCATCGGATGGTCAGTTGAGATCCTTCGATCCGGCACTCGGTAATATCTTCTTGGTCGACGACGAGTCAGATACTGGTTGGTCGGTTCTGAAGGAATATAGTCTTGGCGATATCGGTGATAAGTACATACCAGACGAGACCGACGAGTTCGCGGACAATACACAGTATGAGATCGATGCGGACCAGATCATTGACTTCAGTCAGGAAAATCCATTCGGCGATCCAAGGATAAATCAGTAGTCCTATGTTTGGTAATCACTTCTATAATGAACACACACGACGCGCGGTCTCTGTCTTTGGAACACTGTTCAATAACCTGACGGTCGTGAAACGAGATGGGTCGGGTAACGCACTGCAACAGATC